AAGGAAAAAAAAAATTATGTTTACAACATTTATATCTAGAACAATACAAAAAAAAGAACCAACAGAAAATAAAAAAAACACAACAATTTTTGAATTATTACTTGAACAATCAGATAATAAATCACCCACAACAATAAATGAAATATCAAATATAGATTTAGTTACTATTAATAGTAAAGAAATTTATATAACAAAAAAAATTGATATTCCAACAAGCCAAATAGATTATATATTTAACCTTAATCGTGAACAATTTATATACATGTTAGCATTAATGAAAAATTTTTGTGATTCCACAAATTTCTTAGAAAATAAAGAATTATTTTATACACGATTTAAAATACCAAAAAGAAGTGGAGGTTTTAGAGATTTAATTAATCCTCGAGAAGATCTAAAACATCTACAAAAAACTTTATTAGATTTCATGCAAAATAATTTAAAAATATTACCACACAATTCAGCACATGCATTTACAAAAAATAGAGATGCTGTAACCAATGCTTATACACATATAAACAGTAAATTTCTTATAACAATGGACATAAAAGATTTCTTTCCTAGCATTACAAAAGAATTATTATTGCATTCTTTAAAAAATAATGCTATACTAAGTTATCCCGAACTTTCAACTTTTCTACAATATCTAACAGAAATTGCTACACTAGATAATGTATTACCACAAGGTAGTCCATTAAGCCCTTTTTTATCCAATATTGTTCTATATGAATTTGATTACGAATTAATTGAAGCAATGAAAAACAACATCATTCCAAAATATACGTATTCAAGATACGCAGATGATATTTGTTTAAGTGCAAAAAAATTAAAAGATGTTCAACAAACGATTGACTATATAAAAAATTTATTAAATAACATTTCAAAAGGTCAATTAAATATTAAAGATTCAAAAACAAAAGTATTAAAAAATACAACTAGATGTTATATTACAGGAGTAAAATTAAATAAAGATAATCATATAACATTTGGTCATGAAAAGAAAACAATTTTAAAACACGAATTATTTAATCTTATGATAGCAAAAGAACAAGGTACTGCAACACCAGAACAAGTCAAAGAAACACTTGGAAGAATTGCATGGCTACATAGAATTGAGCCAGCATACACAGATTACTTAACTAATAAATATTTAAAACAGTTTAATTCAACTGCAATAACATTAGCAGGACACTTTAAACCTTATCTATAAAATATAAATATGGAGTATTTTAAAATTAATTAGTTAAAAAAAACTACTTAATTTAGACATTCTACAATACGTGAATGTATCATTAAGGCTGGAACGTGACTGTCGTTTTAACTCATATAGAATATACCTTCTTAGCAAGAACTTCAGCTAAATGCTTCCGTTCTTCGCAAGAAGAATATTCTATATGAGTATTAGTCCATATAAATATTTTTATATAAACACTAAAATTAACTATGAAGTAAAAAGAAATGACCCAAAATTCATTTCAACATTTAGCAGTATGCAAATGTTATACTCAAGCCAGCACCACATAAGGTAAGGATTTCCCAAGTACCCTCGCACCTCATCCAAGTATTGCTAAAACAGATCCCATGCGTCCTCCGTACCATCGACGCAACGGGATCTAACTTTAGCAATACTTAGATGAATGCGCAGGTACAGGAAAATCCCTCCACCCCTCAAGTTCATAGTCAAAATATAAAAGAAAGGATTAATTTTATGCCAAAAAAATTCGTTAATTTACCACAACCTACAAATAATGAAATTCTACGTATTCGTGAAATTCAATTTTATTGGTTAATTAAAAATCTTGAAAAAAGTTTAGAAGGAACAAAAATACAAGCAATTTTACAAGGTTTTTGTGTTGCTACAGAAACTAAAATTACTTTAATAGAATTTGCAGCAGATTTAATTACAAAAGGAACTTGTCTTCCATCAAAAGAACAACAAAGCATTGCTCTAGGATATTTACAAATTCCAATAAGAACTATAAAAAAAGAATTTATTCATCAAAAAACATATTATAACAATATTTATAATTATTCATTAAATAGACAAATGAATCCATTAGTTCCAACACTTCCTACAGAAATTACTGAAGAAATAACTCTCTTTATCATTAAACTTAATTCTATATTATCAAATTCTTTTAAATTCTTATCAAAAGGAATTGTTTATTATGACTAAATTTATTGATATTGAATTTGATGACGAAGAATTAAATGAATGTGTTAATGCCTTTAATTATATGTGCTCAGAAAAAAGAATGTATCCAAACATTCTTTCTTATGATCACTATACCCTATTTTTAAATCATAATACTATAGGACCAACAATATGGAAAAAATTTCTATCAAATGAACAAATTATTGAATGGTATGAACAAGAAACAAATATTGCAATTAGAACAAAAGCTAATAAATTAATTAATAACTTAGATAATGGAACACAATCTACAGGAACAGCCCAAACATTATCACAATTATTAAGTCAATTAAATAAAACAAAAACAAATAATAATAAAACAATTATTATTTATACATTTATCCCACTCACAAAACAAGAAGAGGAGAACCCAAATATAAATGTCAGCGATACTATCCCTAACTCAATTGCAAACGCAATCCAAACTATTGATAGAACCATTAAGAACGATAAATAAAAAATATATTTATCCAGCAACACCAACATTTATAAAAACTTATTTTCCAAATGACTATAACAAATTTATTAATATGAGAACAGAAGCTTTAACACCAACTAATAAAATATGGGATACAAGATTAAGAGACTATCAAAATGAAGATGTAGACATTCTAACAAGAAGAACATCAAATGGTGTATTTAATCAACAAAGATTAGGAAAAACCCCAGAAACTTTAGTTGCACTAAGATATCAAAATCCAGGGGGAACAGTAATTATTGTTTCCCCTAAATCAGTTCACTATAACTGGTATCAAGAAACTATAAAATGGTATACAGATAGTGTATGCTGTATAAAAGGAACACCCTCTCATAGAAAAAATTTATATAATCAAAATTATAAAGTTTATATTATGTCATATGAAACTGCAAGTATAGATTATCTTTTATTAAAACCAACAACACTTATTTTAGATGAAGCTCATCGAATTAATAATTTTAAAGGAACTAATTCTAAACAAAGTCCAACATTTACTAAACATATAATGTATTTAAGTTATAATTCTATATATAAATATGCTTTAACAGGAACACCAACATCTAATTATGCTTGGGATATATTTGCCATATTACATTTTTTATATCCAAATATTTTTAGATTTTATTGGAACTTTATAAATTATTATTTTAGTACTGAAGAAATATATATTAAACAAAAAGATGATACAATTAGTAAACCAATAAAATTTAAATCACCAGAAAAAGAAAAAGAATTAAGAGAATTTTTAGAAACTATTTCTATTCAAAGAAAAAGAAAAGACCATATGAAATGGCTACCAAAAATTGATAAAAAAACTATAAAAATTCCTATGGAAAAAAAGCAAAAAATATGGTATAATGAATTACAAAAAACTTTTGAGTGCAAAGAACTAAATTATGACTGTCCAAATAGTCTAGCACTATTTACTAGAAGCAGAATGATTACAACTATATATGGTAACAAAATAGATTTTATTTTAAATTTCATAAAAGATTATCCAGAACAACAAATAATAATTGCATCAACTTTTACTCAATTTATTAAAGATTTACATAATAAAATACCAAATTCTAAAATAATAATTGGAGCAACTCCAGCAGAAGAACGTAAACAACTTGAAACAAATTTTAATAATCGATTATTTCCTATATTAATAGGAAATATTGCCGTATTAAAAGAAGGTTTAAAATTAGAAAATGGTAACACTATTATAATCGCTAATCCATCATTAAATTATGGGGATAACGAACAACTTGAAGACAGATTCATTCCAACAACTGAAGAAATTGCTAAACAAAAAGACATTAACCAAATTATTTATCTAATAACAGAAAATAGTATAGATGAATATGTAGATAATTGTTTAGCAAAAAAAATGAATTCTGTATCTATTATTAATAATTACAAAAACTATAAAGGCACCAATTAGTTTTTGTTTTTATATATGAAAGGAGTCAAAAATGGCTATTGAAAAAGTTTCAAGAGTCAATACTGTTTTACGTATTGCCCTCACAGGACCAACTAATGCAGGAAAAACATATTCTGCATTAAGATTAGCTTACGGTATCGTAAAAAAATTATTTCCCGACCTATCAGAAGAAGACTTATGGTTAAAAATTTGTCTAATTGATAGTGAACATGAAAGAGGTAGAGCTTATGCAAATAGAGATGATTTGCCATTACCCACTGGATCATTCTTATATTCATCAATTGATTCACCTTATACTCCAGAAAAATATATTGCGGCTTTTAAAGAAGCAGAAACCGCCGTAGGAGAAAAAGGAATTGTAATTATAGACTCATTATCACATGTATGGGCTTATACAGGAGGAGTTTTAGATATTCATCAAGATATATCTAAAAGAACTAAAAATTCTTATGTTGCTTGGAATGAAGCGAGTAAAATCCAAAATTCTATTATTGATTATATTATGGAATCTAGTTGCTATGTTATCTGCACAATGAGAAGTAAAATGGAATATGTACTAGAAACTGATGCAAGTACAGGTAAATCTGTACCTTCAAAAGTAGGATTAAAACCAATTCAAAGAGATGACTTAGAATATGAATTTGACATAACTTTACAATTAGATAAAAATCATATTGCAACAATCATTAAAGATATTACATTTTTAAATAATATTAATTTTAATGATATTGTTTCTGAAGAACTAGGAAAATCTTTAATTGAATGGATGAATAAAGGTGTCTCAGTTGCTAATATTAATAAACAAAAAAAAGATAACCTTATCATAAAATTAAAAGAAATGGGAGATAAAAACCCAGAATTAATCACTTTATTCAAAACTCTTTTTCCAGATAAAAAATTAAATGATTTAACACTATCAGAAGGAAAACACTTATTAACCAAATTTGAGGAGGTTCTAAATGGCTAATGATATGAAAGATTGTAACAAAGATTGTACTTGCGAAAGCGACATTTCTAAATTAATTAAAGAAAATGAAGTTTTAAAAAAAGACAATGACGCATTAATTGAAAAAAATAAAAAACTTTCAGAAGAAATAACTGAATTAAATAAAAATTCTAAAAATTTATTTTTTATAGCAAACGCTGCTAATAATACAATTCAAATAATGAAACACCAAATAGATAATTATGAATCTATACTAAAAGAAAAATAGGAGGCTAATTATGAATAATAATAATAATTTATCATTTTCATTAGATGATATTCCAAATAAAATAGAAAGTAAAATTAAACCAGGACTTCACAAATTAACAATCACACGTTGTGAATTAATCACTTGTAAAACAGGCTCAAAAGCAGTTCAATTTGATTACAAATTAGATAATACTGATTTTGCAATTAAATTTGATAATTGTGTTTATGCTTCACCAACAGGAGAACAAGTTACTCTTGGATTAGTAAAACTAAAAAAGATTATTCTAGCAACTAATAAAGGATTTATAGATGATATTAATTTAAAAATTGTTCCTAGTATTACAAAAGGAAAATCATTTATGGCTAATATAAGTTTAGACAAAGATGAAAAATATCTTCGTTTATCTGATATTAATTCAATAAAACCAATTGAAGAAGTAGAAGAAAATAGTAAACAATCTATAGAAAATAATAAACAAACTGTAAAAGAAATTATTGATTCAACTGAAATTAAAGAAGAAACAATCGTAACCAGAAATTGGTAGAAACTTAGGAGGTTTTTTTCTATGGGAATTAATATATTTGAATTTTTATTCCCTGATATTATATTTGAACCAAATGGAAATACCCAAGTTTGTTGCCCATTCCCTCATTATGCAGGAAATAAAATATATTATGAAACCAATCCCTCAGCAGGAATTGATATTTCTAAAAATGTATTTCATTGTTTCTCTTGTGATAGAGGACATAACGATGTTTCATTCGCTGCAGAATATTTAAATATTCCCAAAACTTTAGCAATAAAATTTATCAAAAATCTAAGCATTGCAGAAACTCTTGATACTTGGCAATATAGTATTAATAATCTAGAAGATAATTTTGCTCCAAAAGATACCCTTTATAAATTAGGAATATCTACAGAAATAACCAAACAATTAAAACTTGGTTACACTGGTACTGGAATATCTATTCCAATTATCATTAATAATTATTTATTAGACGTTGTAAAATATCAACCAGGACAAACACCAAAATACATAAGAAGACCAGGGACTGTCTCTGGTCTAATTTGTCCTTTTGATATTTGGAAAAATGATACAAGAGAAACAATTATATGTGCTGGAGAAAAAGATATGTTAATTGCCAGAACTATGGGATTTAATGCAATATCATTTACAGGTGGCGAAGCTAATACGCCAGAATTATTTTTAAATATGTTTAAAAATAGAAATGTTTATATTGTATATGACAATGATGAAACAGGACGTTATGGGGCTTCTAATTTAGCATTAACATTAAAAAAATATGCAAAAGAAATACATATTGTTGATATTTCCAAAACTTGCACTGAAAAAGGTGGCGATGTATGGGATTTTTTTATGAAATATCACAAAACAAAAGATGACTTTATAAAATTATTAGAATCAACAGAAACATTTACTGAAGAAGACTTTAAAAATGAATATCAAAAACAATATCCATTAGTAACATTACAAAAAGCTATGGATAAAAAATATTTGAATAAAGTCCTTAGAAGTAATATACAAGTAGTTGCAATTATTGATTCTATATATTCTTTACCAACTTCTATTTCTGCTAAAAAAATTAAAGAAAAAAAAGAAGGTGAATTTTTAGATCCAGGAACAGAAAGATACTGGAATCTAGATAGTGAACATTTTAAAGATATATTTTATTTAATAGATAGTGGTTTAAAAGAAAAACAAATTAATAAATCAATTTTTGAAGACCTTTTAAAAATACCACCAAAAGAATCAGGTATAATATTAAAAAAATCAGATACAAAACCTGTTTATAAATGTTTAGTAACAGATATATTATCAGTAACAGACCAAACATCTCCTACTGAATTAATTGCTTATTCAATTGATAATAAACTGGATAATGGAAAAAAATATACAATTACTTATAAATTAGTACCACACCCACAAGATGGTCAAAAATTAGTTATGGTAATTATAAACGTTGAAGAAACAGATGATTTTTTAGATACTTTTAAAATTACACCTGAAGTAAAAAAACAATTACAATTATTCCAAATTCAACAAGATGAAAATACAACACCTATTGAAGCTGTAAAAAATAAATTTTATTATATTGTTGATAAAATAAAAGGATTAGTTAATGCTGATTATAATGTTTTATTAATGGCTATTATTGATTTATGGTTTCATTCTGCACTTCAAATAAAAATAGGAAATGATATTATCAGAGGCTATTTAGATACATTAATAGTAGGTGAATCACGTATAGGTAAATCTTCTACTGTAGAAGCATTACAGAAAACATATAACTTAGGCAAAATTGTTTCTTTAGCAGGTAATGCTGCAACAAGAGCAGGTATCATAGGTGGTTCTACTAAAGTAGGAAATTCCTATCAAACTAGAGCAGGTATAATTCCACAAAATAATAAAGGTGCCATTATTTTTGAAGAATTAACAAAATGTAATGTAAATATACAAAAAGAACTTACAGATATTAGATCATCTAATAAAGTCAGAATACAACGTGTTAATGGAACAATTGAATTTCCCGCATATGTAAGAATGTTAACTTTATCAAATAATAAATCAGAAAATGGTTATCCAAAACCTATTTCTTCATACCCAAATGGTATAAATGTATTATTAGATATAATTGAAACTGCAGAAGACATAGCCCGTTATGATATGATTGCAGTATTAGGCTTTGATGCAAATAAAGACATAGATCCTTATTTTGAACCGCCAAAACCTTTTCCAACAGAAGCATACCAAATAAGAATTAGGTGGATATGGAGTCGCAAACCAGAACAAATTATAATTAGTAAACAAGTATATATAAATACTATTACAAAATGTAAAAAAATAAACGAAAATTTTAATTCTTATATCAAAATATTTGGTGTTGAAGCCTGGAAAAAAATTATCAGATTAGCAACAGCAATCGCAGGATATCTTGCTTCTACTGATAATGATTTTGAAAACATCATTGTTAATGATGCACATGTTGATTTAGCAATAGATATATTATTACAACTATACGATAATCCTACTTTTAGATTTAAAGAATTTGTTATTGAAGAAAGACGAACTAAGGACTTCTCTATAGAAGATATTAATCTTTTACAAGATATGTATTCATCTAATTCTTCATTATTAAATGAACTAAATAAAACAGCAGGTATATCTAGACAAGCATTATTTGCTATTTCAGGAATTGATTCCTTAGCATTTAGTAGAATAATTAATAAATTAGTATCTAACTTTTTTATAACATTTAACTCTTATGATATTATTCCAACAGAAAAATTCAAAAAAGCTATGAATAAAATTGATCGTTCAAAAAATAAATCAAATGAACCAGGTATCATTATATGATGAAATGGAAATTAATTTATTTAGATACAAAAAATGATATACTTAATACTTATGATAAAATGAAAATTATGAAACCAGATATTATGTCTATAGATACAGAAACATCTGGTTTACATATTATTTTAGATAAACCCTATTGTGTTTCATTTGCTGTATTCAATTTTCAAACCCAAGAAGCAATCTCTTATATAGGACTGATCAGTGAAGAAATTCTTAGACTTATTGAATTTATAGCACAAAGAGTAAAAAAAGTTTTATTTTGGAATGCAAAATTTGACTTACATATGTTATATAATAAAAACTTAAATCTAGTTTTTTATCCTAACATAACAGATGTTATGATATATGCCAGATTAGGAACAAGTGCCAAAATTCCTAAAGAGGGAGGACCTGTTTTAAAATTAAAAGTTATGGCAGAAAAATATATAGATAAAAATGCTAGAAATTATGAAAAAGAAGTTAATAAATTTAAAAAAGAAATTTTAGTAGAACGTAACAAAATATTAAAAGAACAAAATATCAAAATTGGTAAACTTAATGATTATCTTAAAGATAAAATTAATTTAATAGAAGACTTAGCACAAAATATAAAAGATATTTTATTAAATCCTAAATACAATCCTAATAATTATTTTAATATTCCTTATAATATATTAAAAATATATGCTGGATATGACGCAATATATACTATAGAATTATATTTGAAATTTTTACCTATTTGTGAAGAACGAAAACAAATGGAAGTTATTAAAAGAGAAGAACAAAATATACCTATCCTATGGAAAATGGAACGTTATGGCTTAGCGGCTAATAAAACATATTTACAAGAATGTAAAAATAAAGTTAGAAATTATATTATTAAACGAAGACAAGAATTAATTGAATTAGTTGGTTTTAATATAAAAGCTTCTCAATCCAAAATAGTTAAAGAAATGTTTAATAATAATTTCGATATGGAATTAGAATCTACTGATAATGATAGTTTGCAATATATTATTAATAATTATGGAAACTCAACACAAACTAAAATAGCTAAAATAATTTCAGAATTAAGAACTTTAGAAAAATGGTATTCAACTTATATATGTAAATGGTTAGATGAATTAAAATATACAAATAAAATTTATACTTCCTTTAATCAATGTGGAACTGTCTCTGGACGTTTTTCAAGTGACTTTCAACAATTTCCAAAAGAGGGACTATTTACATCTACAGGTGAAGAATTATTTATTCCAAGAAGAATAGTAACTGTTTCTAAAAATGGATATAATAAATTAGCTTTAATAGATTTTGCTTCCGAAGAATTACGATTTCAAGCACTTTATTCTTTATTAATAAAAGCACCAGATAAAAATTTATGTAGAGCATTTATGCCATATCTTTGTAAAACAGAAAGTGGATTACAATTTGATTATAAAGATCCTTCTATATTAAAAACATTTCAAAATTATAAATGGTATCATATAGAAGATAATAAATTATGGAATCCAACTGATTTACATGATATGACTACTCTTAATGCTTATCCAGGTTTAACTAAAGAAGATAAAGATTTTAAACATTATAGAAAAATTGCTAAAAGTATTAATTTTGCTTGTAATTATGGAGCAGGTATTTCAACATTATCAAGTCAATTCGGATTATCTACTGAAATGGCTACAAGATTATTTAATGCTTATTGTACAACATTTGAAGGAATAACTGCATATAAACAACATATTAAAAATATTCTTTATACACAAAATTATTTAACTAATTTATTTGGTAGAAGATATTATGATACAAATTATCATAAAGGTGCAAACTATTTAATACAAGGTTCTGCAGCTGATCTTCTAAAAATAAAATTAATTGAAATTAATAATTTTTTAACTCAAAATAATTATAAAACTAGAATGTTAGCAACAATCCATGATGAAATTATATTTGAAATTTATGATAATGAAGACTTTATTATTCCCCAAATTAAAGCAATAATGGAAAATGTTCAAAATAGTTTTATACCTTTTATTGCTGAAGTTGAAATTTCTACAACAACATGGGATAAAAAGGAGAAACTAGTCTATGAATGATACATTTAAAATTTTAGCCATAGACCCTTCTGGTAATTTTACAGAAGGAAAAGGAACTACAGGCTGGTCTTTATTAAATTTTGACGGAAAAATTATTGCTTGTGGTCAAATACTTGCTTCTAGTTTTAACACTAAGATATATTATTGGAACGCTATAGTAAACCAAATAACAATATTAAATCCATCATTTGTAGTAGTAGAAGATTTCTTATTATATGCTTCAAAAGCAACTAATCAAATTAATTCTAGATTTGAAACATCTAAATTAATAGGAATATTAGAATTTATATGTGGACAAAATCAAATTCCAATTTACTTACAAAAAGCAGTCGATGTAAAAAAACGATGGACTGACCAAATATTAGTTGCAGAAAATATAATAGAAAAAATAGGCTCTCATTATTATGCAGGAGGTGTATTAACATCAGAACATATTAGAGATTCTATTAGACATGGAACTCATTTTATAAGATATAAACTACCAAAAATATTAATTGAAAGGAAATTAATATGAGTATAAATTATGAAGAATTAACAAGAATTGCATTAAAAAAAAATAATTTTATCATTATTGCAGAAGATATAGATAAAATGAATGAAACAGAATTCAAAGAAATACGCCAATTAGGTTTTGGAGCTAGCGATAGTAGTAAACTATTAAATGTAAACCCATTTCCAAACGGAACTACGCTAGACTTAATAGATGAAAAAGTTAGAGGAGTATTTGATGAAACAATATCAAAAAAAGCTTCTGTAAGAATGGGTAAAGAATTAGAAAGTTTAATATTATTAAAAACACAATCTGTATTAAAAGCGTATATTTATAAACCAACATCAATGTTTGGAAATCTACAATATCATTTAAATATTAATTTTGATGGTGTAGGATTTTTTGGTTTAGGGAAAGACTTAGATATTAGAGCAATCGAAGCAAAATTAGTTACAGAATATGGAAGAAAATATTATAATTTTCAAATGGCTTATAAAAGAACATTAGATGGTGAAGTTCAAGATTCTACTATTGAACCAAACAAACCAGATTTTACTAATGAAGAAAATATGCAAACACGTATAAATAAGTATGCAGATTTTTATGGAATTCCTGTTTATTATTTAACTCAATTACAACAACAAATTTTTAGTTTAGGAAATGACTTTGGATTTTTAACCGTTCTAGATGTCAAAACTTGGGATATATTCGTCTTTAAAGTATATGCTCATGAAGATATAATAGAATACTTAAAATCCAGTGCAAGCGAAAATTGGGCTATAATTGAGGCACGTAGAAGCATACAAAACAAAAATATGAATTTACCAGTTTCATGGTAAAAAAAATTAAAGTCTAGGTATAAAATATCTAGACTTTTTTTTATATGGAAACTACTAATAGATAAAGGAATAAACAAAAAACAGTTGATTGAACTTACAGGTGTCAGTTCTTCTTCTATAGCTAAATTAACTAAAGGAGAAAATGTTACAACTGATGTTTTATGTAAAATTTGTAAAGCTTTAAATTGTGATTTTAAAGATATTATGGAATACATACCAGAATAAAAAAGAGCGACCTACTCATATTGAGTAAAGTCGCTTTATTTTTTTCTAGGTTATTTTGAATCATTTTCAACAAAAACTTTTAATATTTCAGATGCAATTAATTCTATAACAGGTACTGAAACAGCATTTCCAGCTTGTTTATATAACATGGCATCAGAATAAGGTTTCCCTTTATATTTAGTTGGTAATATAAATCCATTATCAACTGGGAATCCTTGAAGTTTTAGAGCTTCAGCAGGAGTAATTTTTCTAATACCATAATCATCAAGGATTAACGGAACATTGTGTCCACCAGTTCCCATGTTTGCGGTTAATGTTGGACAAACGTTACTTTGATTTTTTCTAACATACATACCCCTTCTCAATTGATAGAACTGATATTTTTCTATTATTTGCTCTTCAAGATTGATTCTTTCATTACGTTTTATAGCAGGATCTAGAGCGTCATATTCTTCTTTAGATAAGAAATAATGTGGGTATTTCGCTTTTGTATAGTAATATTTTTCCGGAGCTTTTTTACTATAGTCAATAATACTTTTAATTTGATCTTCACGCTGTTTTTTAGAAAAAGTTTTCTTAAAATCATCAAGATGATCAAACATTGTAAATTTATCAGCATCTGCTTTGTCCCTAAAACATATAATATAAATTCTTTCTCTATTTTGAGGTAAATCACTATAATGCATTGTGTTTAAGATTGCAGATTTCACAATATATCCTTCATGTTCAATAGCACCTTTTATAACCTTATAAGTGTTTCCCTTATCATGAGATTGAAGATTCTTTACATTTTCAAGAAATAAGACTCTAGGTTTTTTGAATCTTTCACCAAGTTGCTTAACAGTATTAATAATAGATAAAAACAAATTACCTCTTTCGTCTTCAAATCCTTTTTGATAACCGGCAATACTAAACGCCTGGCAAGGAAAACCACCGTCTAAAATGTCAATTTCTTCACTCAACAATTTCTCTTTCAAAGTTCTATAATACTTTTCGTTGTCTTTAGCTTGAGTTGGATCTAATATTAAATTTATATCCCCTTCAAGTAATTCATGATTATAATTAATTCTATATGTTTCACATGCATATTCATCAATTTCATTTGCCCAAACAAGTTCAAAGCCATGTTCCCCTACTACAGCAGATTTTATTCCACGACTTATTCCACCAATTCCTGCAAACATACTGCCAACTTTATATTTCATGGTATAAACCTCACTTTCGTACATACATTACCGCTACTTTAAAAAAATATCCAGTAATAATTAAACTTCTTCAATTATTCTTTTTAAATGATTAATTAAATCATTTGTATTGTAAAACATACGTTCACTCAACTTGGCACACACTTCGTGTGTAGCCTGCGTTTCGTTCACTTAAATTAACGGTATTTATATTGATTTAATATGTCTGTTACTCTATATGAAACATTATTTAAATTTGTAGGTTTCATACGCATTTCTACTCTTGAATAACCACCAGATGTATATAAACTTTTATAAATAGTAGGTCGTTGTGGATATCTACGATATACATTTTTGGTATAATAATTTCTATCATAATATGGTTTACTTGTTCCTAAAAATGTTCCAGGATGTAATTCACCAGTATTATTATATTCTTTTACTGTTTTTTGAGCATTGTTTATTACAGATACTCCAGGTAATTGTGTGTAACGATTATATTGAGCGCCTGTTGCTAAATCTACTACTGGTTTAAATAATGGATTTAATTTATTATTTGCTGCTTTTACAGGATCCATAATATTTGAAATATTTTCTAATAAAGGATTTCCAAAATTATATAATCTACCATCCATAGGAATATCGCCTTTACTTTTTCGTCCTAGCAAATATCCATTCTCTAAATCTTCATCTTCATCACCCCAAGAATTATTTGCAAAAGTATACATAAATTTTACAAATCCATAATCTCCTAAATAGTCATTAAATAACTTCGTTGCTTTAATAGGATAATTAGCAAATGGAAAAAATACTTCTAACCATTTCATATATTCTGCTTTATCACTATATATAAAATGTTTTGATATAACTTTTTGAGTTGCTTCTGATATATCATAACCTTGTTTTAAAGCAGTTTTTATCATTTCTGCACGAAATATAGTTTCAATATCACTATTTATTTCTGTCCATCTTTTTACTGCTTTGATTTTTTGCATCCAAGCAATAAATTTATTACTTTCATTACCAATTTTATAACGTAACGAATAATACCTAGCATAATCTTTATCATCCTTTAATAGTTTATTTCTTGCTTTTTCTTTTAAATCATTATATTCTTCTTCTAATGTTTTAAATGAATTATTTGGTGTATCATTAATTGTATATAATTCTGTTTCTTCTTCTAATGTTAAATTTGATTTTGATTTTAATTCTTGAATACGTTCTTTTTTTAATACAGATTTTAAATAATTTCTTTGAATTTCTTTTAATTCACCAAATGAAGCATTTGTAGATAATATTTCGTTTAATTCTTTTATTTCTTTAATTTGTTTAGGATTTAATTTTTTAATATAATCCTGTATTTCAGAAGGTAATTTAATAAATTCATTAGAATCTTGTTTAGTTAAAAGTTCAATCCAACGTCCTTCTACTTCTTCTGTATTTCCTAATATTTCAATTACCCTTTTATCTGAGGTTAAGTCATTAAAATAATGTTTCCATAAATTAAATGTTTCTGCTGTTTTAGTTAAACTTCCAATTGTTGAAATAAAATTATAATTATGTTCAGTTAAATTTTGTAACGTTGCAGCAGTTACATTTTGAATAACAAATGGAGCACTAAACAATAATGATACAAATTTTATAGGATAAATAATGGCATTATGTAATCCTCTTAATACAGGACTTATTTCTAATTTTTGTCCCAAATCATGTAATATATTTAAATATTCATCTTTACCAGTAATAAAATATTGAGAATCCATATCATCTAAAAAATATTGTAAAGTTTCTGTATCACTTGTTTTTAATAATCGTACCTTATTATTGTCATCTAAAATAGCTAATCGTAAATCAGGTCTTTTACTAAAAAACATTTTTAAATCATCAGGTGTTTTACAAATATTTTTTATACTACTGACTATTTTATTTGATGTATTAACAGAATTTTTTATTTTACGAATTAATTCAAAACGACTAATATTAGATACATTTAATATATCCTGTTTATAAGTAAATAAACCATGTATATAAGCAATACGTAATCTATTTTTATATTCTTTTATATCAGTTACATAATCCATATCTTCAATACTATCAATTAATGCTTCTATTCTTTTAATACGTTTCATTTCATCATCTGGTAAATTTAATTCTTCTTTTGTTATGTAATTCCAAAATGATAATGCAATTCGATTTCCTTTTTGTTTAGTATTAATTTTTTGCTCATTAATAAACTGTAAAAAATCATTAGTATCTACTTCTAATTCTTTAGCAATAGCAGACCAATGTTGATAAATTTTAGTTTCTTGAACATCATTATAACCATAAAATTTATTTTCTGTTTTAGTATATAAATCTGATACAGGATCATTAGATAATTTTTTTAATTTATTTGAATCTCTAATAGGTGTTCCAATATATTCCCCATCTTTATATTCATGTGGATATTTAATAGTGTGTAATGAATTTTTATTAACTAAATCAAAAGGTTTTTGTTTTGTTTGCATAATAAGTTCATTTAAATCATAAAACTTATTTCTATTTATACGATTTTCTTGTTTAGTAGTTGATAACACATAGCGTATTTCATCTAAAGCTTCTCTAAAGTTTTTATTAAATTCCTCTAATGCAGTATCATACACTTGTCTAGGAACACCTTCAGAAGATAAAACTTGCGTGCTCATAAATCTAGATAATGGATCTATTATATTTGATTTTATTTTTTCAAATAGTTCATTTGATACATCAGATTCTGCAAACATGCTAATACTTTTGTTATCTCTAACACATTCTATTGTTCTATTAACTATTTTTATAACTACATCTTGAGAAATAAAAGAACTATTTTGAGTTCTACGATATATTAATGTTTGCAAATCTGTAAATAATTGTTCAGAAAATTTATCTATATCTATTTTTCCTTGAGCTAATTTTTTTCTAGTTTTTTCTGCTTCTTTTAATAATTGAAAAAATAAATCTAATTGTCCATTTCCAGTATCTAAATCTTTTAAAATGTTATCTTGCCATAAAGCAGATTCCCAAATATCTTGAATATAACTTCTTAATTTTATAATTTCTGGATGATCAACTTTTGCTAATATATCGGCAATAAATTGCATTCCACTTCCTTCTTCTAAATCGGGACTATTAGTTATTACATCTCTTAGAATACGAAAAGACCCATTATATAAAATACCCTTTTGTAATAATTGAAGATTAACAATATTAGTATTTAATTTTAAATTAACAAGATTTTTTCTATTAGTAAATCTATTAAATAAATATAATGAACTATGATACTGTTCTTCTAATTCATTTAAATATTCTTCTAAAACATCTAATTCTTTTGTTAATTTTTCATCAAAATCTATACTTCTATCTTTATATTGCACAAAATTAGCCATAAACTTTTGTTTATTATAATGTAATTCAGTTGATAATTCAATTATATCATCTATACTAGATATATTTTTATGATTATTTAATACATAATATATTATTTCTGGCAGTTTATTCCCCATATATTGTTCTTCAATATATTTTATTACTTTATCATAATTATAATTTTGTTCTCCTATAGCAGCTGTTGGATCAGATATTACATCATAAAAATTTAAGTTTGGATTTTTTTCTATAGCAACAGTTGAATTATCTTTTAATTTTTTATATAATTTTTCAAACCAAATAGAAGTAACATCAATATCAATATCAGCATCATGTAATGGTTTGCCATTATAAAATATTTCTACAGTTCTTTTATTTGTATCATCAAAATAATATCTTTCTTCTAGACCAACATAATCTTTAAAATTAAATTCGCCACTTTCATAATATGTTTTTGTATATGGAACTCCAGCAGCTTTTGCTAATTCTGAATTATTTTTTGAAAATGTAATATCACTTGTATCAAAATAAGGATATGCCCTTGACAATGCTAAACTATCAACAATATTATTATCAAATGTTGAATATAATGTTCTACCATTTTCTGTAATTTTTCCAGCATCATCAAATACATTACCAATTTGGTCTTTTATAGCAGAACCTTCTTTTGTTCTTAGATAGTTATTAAATAGAACACCCATATCAAATTCAGCATTATGTGCAACAATCATTGAATCTGCTTGATTAAATATACCAGTTTCTTTATTTAGTAAATATGAATATATTTCTTCTATTGTTTTTGTATTTCCTTTTATTTTATTTTCTTTTAATTTATCTAAAGTTATTTTATTTACATTCATAGACTCTTTATCTATAGTAAAACCATATTTAGATGCTTGTTTAAATTCATCTGGATCAATAAATATATCATTTGCATCTATCATTTTTAATGTGCCAGTATTATCGACAGCATATTTTTTTATAGTAAATTGCAAAAGCATTGCTTGATTTAATAATTGACCACCTGCTGAAGTTTCAGTATCAAAAATATAAATAAATTTTGGTAAACCACCATTATTAAATTGAATAGATTTATGTAAGACAGCACTATTTTTTTGAGTAATACCTGATGTTAAATCTTCTAAACTTTCTATAAATTTATCAACATTATATTTACCACCATAACTTTTTTTAGTTGCCGTTTTTGGATCAGAAAACCATTTATTTATTATATTTTTTTGTTTAGGGTTTTCTAAAATCATTTGTTCTTTTGAATATTTTTTTATAAATAAAGAACTAGCAAATGGGTCATCTTTGTTTTGTAAAACTTCTTTTATAAATCCATCAATTTCTGGACCTTTAAATCCTTTAATAGTGGCAGACTCTATTTTATAATCTTTATTTAATTTTATATCAAATTTAATTCCTAAGTCTGCTTCAAGTAAATCATATTTCTTTTTTTGAGAAATTAAATCATATATAATTTTTTGAAGTTCTACTTGTTTATTAAACATATCTGGAGTACCTAAATTTAATTTTATTATACTTTCAGATAATTCTTGTAATACTTTTTTAAAAGCTTTTAGAAATGGATCTTCTACATTTAAGCTTGCCAAAGGTATTGCTCTTTGAAAAAATTTATTTAATATAGTTTTATCTTTGGTTAACTTAGCTAATAATGTATATTCACTAACCATATCATTAGATATATTTTCAAATTCTCTTCTTAAATAAGACATAACTAAAAAATCTTTATTAATAAAACTAGAAATACCTTCTTTTTTAAATAAATCATCTACAGCTTTTTTTAGTGTTGTTAGATTTTGTTTATATTCTAATTTATTTTTTTCTAATTCAATTAATTCTTGATTAATTTTTTCTAATTTTATTTCATAATTTGGATCATTTTTTACAGATAAAGAATTTTTTTGATTTATTAATTGTCTGTATTTTAATTCATATCTTGAAATAATTCTATTAGTGTTTTCAGAATATTGATTTATTGCATAATATAATTGTATAGAATCATATTTATTTAATAAGTCATAAGTATCTGATAATTTTTTTAAACTAATTGATTTATTATCCCTAATAAGACTTATTAAAGTTTTTCGTAGATCTTCATATAATTTAATAAAATTATTACTTTGTGTATTATAAATTTTATACACATCTATATCAGCAATATTTCGATCAAGTAAATCTATAAAACCTATTATATTATTATATTGTTCTATACCAAACATATAACTTTTTGAAGTAAACATTTTTGAAGTTATAACTTCTTTATGTATTTCTCTTAATTTATTTTTTAATTGGTCAATAGATTCAATATCATGATATTCTAAATATGCCTTAGAATTATTATCATAAAATTTTGCAACTTTAGTTTGTGTTGCCCTATATTTTGCTGTTTTATAAATAGTTTCTTTTGGTTTAACATTATTAATTTTTTGTTTTAATATTTCATTTTTTAGTTCTTCTTGATATGTTTTAAACTTTTCAATTCTATTGGCATATATTTTTTTAGTTGTTTCACTATTAGATAAATCAAATTTACGTTCAAGATTTTCTATTTCTGTAGTTACTCTACCCAATTCATTATGATAATCAGATGTGTCTAATAATATATCTTCAGGATTTGATTCTTTCCACAATTTATAAGTAGTATCTGATTTATTAACTATTTCAAATTTTTTATAATCTTGAAGATATTTACGAATATTATCTATAATACGACTAATAACAGCAGATTCTTGACATGAACTAGAAAAATTGTTTATAATATTTACAAATTCTTTGTATATTTCTTCATTAATAATATCAGTTTTATCTTTACCAGTAGTTTTAAATAATTCATCTATGGCATTTTTAACTGAATCATATAAAGTTCTATTTATCATTGTGTCAGTATAAAATGTAGAAAAAGTATTTGGTTCTATATTTATTTTTTTAGACCCATCAAATAAATCAAATAAACTTGTTTGATGTTCTAATACTTTAAATTTATCTAATATTTTTTTATTAGCTTCTCCTATAGAGATAGTAAAGTTTTCAAATTGTTCATCCATTTCTGTTAATCTATCTTTAATAGTTTGCCATTCTTTTGAATTAGTTTTAACAGTTGGTAACTTACTTTTTAAATTATTATATTCTTTTATTAAATTTTGAAAATTATTATAATCAATTTCTTTAGCAAGTTCATCTTTTTGTTTAATAAGTAATTCTTTTATATTTTCAAAAGGTTTAGATATTTCTTCTATAATAGATTGATCGACTAATTTTTGAATAAGCTCAATAAATTTATATTCATTAGTTTTTAAAAATACTTTTAATAAATCAGTATATTCATAATTTTTTAAAAACTTATATAAGCTTTCTATATCAGTTTTTAAACTATCTGTTATTTTAGCATAACGAATACCCTTATCATCGATAACTTTTAAAACAGCAAATTTATTTTTCATATTTTTAACTAACTTTTTATAATTTCTTATTTCTCTAGAATTATTAAATATAGCTTTTTTAATATCTAATTGAGTTATATTTTCAGAATGCCTTTGTATTTCAGCATTTAAATCGTCAATTTGAATTTTAAGATTTGCTTTTTTATTTGTGTTTCGTTTTATATTTTTATATTGTTCATCTAAACTATTTCTTTTAGCTATTTTAGCACTAACATCTTGTGTTTCTTTATCATATAACTCATTTAGTTTAGGTTCAATTTGACTTCTAAGATTATCAAATTTTATTTTTGTTTCCTTATATAAAGTAGATGTTGTATCATTTATTTCAGATAATTCTTTTTCTAATTTAGTATAGTCTCTAATAGGCAAACCTTCAGAAAAATCCCCTATATCACTAAATAAAAGATTTGATAAAATTTTTTCTTTTTTAACAGAATTCTTTATAATACTTTTACGATAAATATATTCCATATCTACTCCTTTAAAGAAAGATTGAAATTTATCTTCTGTATTTAATAAAGTATTACTTGCAAACTTTTTAACTATTTTTGGTGCAAAACGAATTACAGCAGTAGGAGGGAATATAATATTAAACATAGCAAAAGTTAATTGGTCATCAATATGATCAATTTGTCCTAATGCTCCTGCAATAGTATTAGTAACATTTTTATATGCAGCACTTTTTGTTTCTTCAACAAACTTTTTAATAACATCAACAGCACCATTTTCGGGACTTGTGGCATTTAACATTTTAATAATACTAGCTGGATTTTCATCTAATACAGCACGAGATAATTGTTTCATTATTGTTTTATTTGTTTCAGCCTCTTTTACAAGTTTTGTTAAACTCTCAGATGTTTCTACAATACTCTTTACTTGTGGATTAGATGCTATTTCTTTTGCTATATTTTTAGCAGAAGTTTTTCCTAATGACATAGAACCAATTGCAGAAATGAATCCTGGGTCAGTAAGTAAATCACCTAATAGGTCTATAGCAAAATTAGGAATTCTTCCTAAATCTATTCCAAGTTCTTTCCTAATAACTTCGAAATCATAAGATGTACGTCCAGAATAATGTAGTCCATAAGCTTTCATTATATTTTCTACTGGGTCTGTATTGGTTACTTTTGCGTAAATAGATGCTCTTATAGTTTCTCCTCCACTAAGAACATCCATTGATTTACCAACGGAATATAAACCTTTTAGTGCAGAATAAGCAATACCACCCTGACGATATGGTTCTACAATAACATTATTAATTAAATCTCTACTAGCATAAGTAGTAGAATAATCTCCTGCTATTGCACCAGCAGCTCCACCAGCAATAGCACCAATTTTTGAACCAGTGTTTATTGCCGCTGTGATTGCTTTTCCTGCTGGAATAGCTGCTATACCTAATGTTCCCATATCAGGAGTAAGTGCTGATGCAATTAACATAGTAACTGCAGTAGTTACTCCAGCAATTATTCCACCTAAGTAAGCACCTTTTGCTGCGCCAACTCCTGCACCTATTAGACGTCCAGTTACTTCTGTACCAAAAGATTGATCATATTTTTCTCTATAGTAATTACGAATTCTTTGATTAAAAAGGACATCAGTAAAAAGATAAGGTTTATTTGCCTCATTTCTTTTTTCTAATGCCCTTAATTTATTTTGTTCAATCATTTCTTGTACAGAAGATATAACAGTAGTTGGAACATAAGGATTATATACTCTTATTCTTGGGACTTTTGGTAAACTATTTTGCATATTATTTATTCCTTATCCTTTAAAAATGTAGTTTTATAAGCTTCTTTTCCATATTGATTAATATATTTTTGATTAGCCGCTAATGCAGCTATTTGTTGATTAATATAACTAGCATAAGCAGAAGATGATGCAAAATTTTGTGCACCACTAGTAAGTAGTGCTTGCTTATTAGAATTAACTTGTTCATATAATCCTGATAAAACATTTGTTTTTTGAGACATATAATTTTGTCTATTTTGAACTTTAGTATTAATAAGTCCTGAAGCTACCTCTGTAGCACCAGACTGTGAAGCAAACATGTTAGCAAGTTGCATAGAAGCAAGCTGTGCAGAAGTAGTACCAGCTTTTAATGCTTTAGTTCTTTGCTCAGCAATTAAATTTTCTAATTCTAATTGTTTCTGACCAATCATTTTATAGGCATCCATCTCAGCACTATTTAATAAAGATTCAGATAAATCTTGTTCTTTATCAATGGAACTATACATATCTCCTTTATATTGCTGTGCTAGTTTACTATTTGGATCAGTCATTAAACCAACTTGGTCTTTATAAGCTTGTTCTTGTAAATCAGATAAGAAATCTTTAGTATTTAAATCTTCAGATAATTCTTTATTATCAAATCCTAAAATAGATCTAAGATTACCATCATTATTAGCTATAACTTCTTTCATTAAGTTTTTAATTACTTTTTGTTTAGTATCACTAGATATATTTTTTCTTTTAAAATATTGACGTATTTCTTCATTATTTAAATTTTGTCCAAGTAAATAATTTATTAAGTCTTGATAAGCAGGATTTTTATTAGGACCTTCAGTAAAATCAGATGATACAGGATTATTATTCATAATTTCTTTCATTAAGTCTTTAATTACTTTTTGTTTAGTATTACTAGATATATTTTTTGTTTTAAGAAATTGATTTATTTCTTCATTACTTAAATTTTGTTTACGTAAATAATTTATTAAGTCTTGATAAGCATAATTTTTACTAAGACTTCCATAAAAATTAGACGGTACAGTATAATTATTCATAATCTACACCTCCTTAACATTAGAAATAACCGTTGGTACTGTTTCACTAGGAATAAATACAGTAGGTGGAATTTCTTCTTTTATAAAATTTTGTTCTTTTTCTTTTGGTACTTCTGGTTGTTTAGTTTGTATTTTATTAAATTCTTTGTCTACCCAAGTATCATATCTTTTAATAATACTATCTCTAAACAGAGCATCATGTAAAATAACTTCAATACTATATCGTTTAGAATAATTTAAAGAAAAATTAATTTGCATTATAATTGTAAATAATTTTGAAAATGTTTTTAATAAAACCGATGCAGTTATACCATCAGCCCAATCTATAACAATAGAAGCTGTTAATACAGATATTGCAAAAGTTAAAAGATATTTTGGTAATAAATCTCTTGCAACCTTTACAGCTTTATTTTTAATAATATAATCTTCATCTTCACTTGTTGTAGGAATACCAGAAAATATTAATTTTTCAGAAATAGTATTATATTTTATTTTAATATTTTCAATATTTTTATTAATATAATCTGTACTCAATAATTCTTCAAAATAGTCTCTTCGTTTACAATATCGACTTTTACGTTTTTGTTCATCAGTTCCACTAAGATAAATATGTAATCTTTTAGGTGTCGATTTTAAATGGTCGTATTTTTTCATTATTTTCTTTTTAAATGCAGCTTTTTTATATTTTATATTTATACTATTTATAAATTTTTCAAATATTAAAGGAATAAATTGGGTTGTTCTAAAAACAGCAATTCCATTAACAACTTGTAAATAATCTTTATCATTTTCTTTATATTGGTCATTTTTAATAAGTAATATAGATATAATAATAGATAGAGTTCCCGCATTAGTGGTAATTAGATTCATCCAAAAAGATGGAGTAAATATCTCTTCAAATGAGAATCCTGCACTAATATAATCTGTTAAACCTATCATAGCTGAACCAAAAAGTAAAGTAAAAATAATAGGAATATATACAAGTTTTAATTTAGGAGTTTTATTTGGTATTTCATTACTAAACATTTTTTTTAGATTTTGCTCCAATGGTATTATTCTCCTTTGCTTAATATTTCTCGTTTACGATATTTTTGATATTCCACATCTGCTAAATATTCATTTTTATAATACCTATAAGCTGGTTCAAAAATAAATAAGACAATCATGTTACACCAAAAATACCAATTAAATACAAATTGTATATCATTTAATAATCGTTCCATAATTGTTCTCATATTACCTAAAAGGAAAAACAATGCTACTAAAGGAATAGCTTTTACTATACCATTAATTATACAACGAAACATTGTAAAAGGTAAACTATTAATATGTTTAATTATTTTTTTAAAGTATATAATAAATACAATTAAAATAATTGAGATACCAATAATTGGTAATTGTATTTTTGTTGGTTGTGCCATAAAATGTTGAATTATTTCATACTTACTAACCATTACTGCTGAAGGAAGTATTGCACCAAATACAATAGCCAACGTAAATAATATATCCATTTTTAAATGATTAGACAGTTTCTTCCACATTTTTAAAACTATCCAGTAAGGCTTTTGCTTTTTTATCTATTTCTTCAGCAGATTTTTTTGTTTGTTCGATAATAATTTTCTTTTCTTCTTTAATTTCTTTTACAACTTCTACACCAAGTTCTGCTTTTTTTGTGACTCCATCAATTACTTTTTGTACAGGAGCTAAATCCATACCACTCTTTTGTAGGTTAGATAATTGGTTAGATATAGCAATTTTTGTTTCAGAACTAATTGCAGGAGAATCTAGAAATGCCATTGAAAGAATATTTGCCAAAGAAGAAACGCTGTTTGTTAATGTTTCAATTTTTTCTTTAGCTTCTTTTGTTTCTATTTTATTTTCGGTTAAAACAGTATCCTGTATTGCTAATTTAGAAAGTACATTTCCTAAACTATTAGCAAATACTTTTTCAGAATTGATTAATTTATTTTTGGCATTTGACCAAATTTTTGTTAGAAAAACCATAAAAATACCAGATGCTATTTGTGTAAAAGTTCCTAGCCATTCTGCTCCAAATATGTTATTCATTAAATCATTAAAACTCATGTTAGCCTCCTAAACTAATGTATATTTTTTGTATTTTTCTTCAGTAACTTCAACTTCTAATTTAGCTAGACGTTCCGTTAACTGTGCATTACTTTGAGATAGTTTATTTAAAAGTATAATAAGTTCTTTTACTTTTGTATATAAATCTGTAAATGGATAATCCCAAATATAAGAACCATCAGGACCCTGAGAAATTGGTATCATACCTTTTGATATATTACTACCAATTAACTTTTTATCAATAGCTTTACCATATAATAAACTGTCAACCCTTGCATTTAATTCATTTACCTGTTTTCTTATTTCATAGTTTGGGTCTAAGTTAATGCAATTATCTTTAATCAAACTATCATAATTAACTTGGAAATATTGAATTCCCTCTACAGGTACTTTGTTTATTATAAATGTAAAACCAACAGAACTGTTTTTTAAATTTACGATATAATCTAAAATTTTATCTGTTAATATAATATTATTAGAAAATACATTTCCTTCATTTACTGTCTTTACATATTGTAAATAAAACTTATAAGGGATTTTTAAACCAGTAATAACACATTCAATTACAGAGTTAATTGGAAATTCTCCAACTAACCCTATAATATCACTTCTTGTATTAACAATTTTTATAAATTCATTAGTTTTTAATTTGTTATTAATTACCTCTAATATCATATTATCTCCTTCTATTTATATTTTTCTCTTTATAAATTAGAGAAAAACTTAAAAACTCATATATATTTTCTGAAGATAACTTCAATACAAAGGAAGGTAATCTTCCCTTTCCAAACACAGGTAATCTAAAATGACAACGCCCAGATGCTGTATAATGAGAATTACTTAAATCAAATTCAGCACCATAAATTTGTGTATATGTATCACCTCTATTTGATATGTGTAAAAATTGACTTTGACCTTCAGTATATTCAGTTTCATCAGCAAGCCCACCATAATCATCTACAATAATAGGACTTGTTTCTCCACCAATTACAATAGGAATACCATCAACAAAGAAACTACATTTAATATTGATAGCAGATTTACCAGCTATATTATTAAAATCAAAAATTAAATCTTTGAAACGTTTATCATTTAAAGTATCCACACCTAAGAATCCAGAATTAATTATTGTTTCTATAGGATAATTTACTCCAGCAAAGTTATCTTTAAATACACCAATTTTATCATTAACATACATATTATTTAACTTATCAGCAGAATCAACTATAGTAAATTGTACTCCTAGATTTGGTTCAAAAGTATAAAAAGATATAATTTTTTTAATTCCTTGATTAGGTATTGAATATATAGTCCAATATTTATAATTTTGATTATACCTATATATAACAACACTATAATAATCTACATTATTTATTTTATATGTATAATTATGAATTACATTAATATATGTAGTATCAATAAATACTTTTCGTTCTATATAAATAATATCAATATTATGAGTAATGCTAACATTATTAATTAGTCTAATTAAACTTTCTGGGTTTAATAATACCTGATCAATATTTTCGGTTAATTTATATATGTTAATATTAGTAGGATCATTATAATATTTATTAGTTACTACAATATAACCAACACCTCCACTAAAGAATAGTAGATTTGTACCTAATGTACTAACAGAACTTATATCAGAAGTGCTTATCGATAAATTATTATATATTTTAGATAAAACTGCTTCTGTAACGGTTCCAATAGATGTTAACATAAATATATTATTTTTTCCAAAGATAACTAAATTACTACTGTATTCAGTTGCATATATAATTTGTTCTCCAACATCTATTGAATAATAAGGGAAATTATAATACCATGGTTGTTCAAACATACTGAAGAATATTGTGTTTGTTTTAGTATAAGGTCCATATAAACCAATTTGCCCATTAAAGATACATAATCTAGTACAATCTTTAATATTTAAATCTTCTTTTAATTTTTCAGTATCTACTATTTCTAATTCATAATCTACTTTTAACAAAGGCATTACAACAGAACTTGCTTGTAAATCATTAGTATAGAAATAATCTACACCATTATAATTAAATTTATATCTAGGTTGAAGAATAAATTTAATCGCAAACTTACCAGCAGTTTCTGGAATCCAATCTTGTGTGGTTATTGGATTTTTTACTTTTGTACAAGTACCTTCATTAACATAATATAATAAATTAAATGGGGTTATATCTATAAAAGCATCAGTATTATATTTAGCATATTGCCATTTACCATCTAATTGTAATGTAGTATTTATATTTAATGTATTTGTTATTCTTAATACAGCCGCTGTAATGTAATCAATTGAATTTGATGTTTTTGATAATAATGTATTTATTACAAAATCTATATTTCCAAATTCAGTTTCTAAAACATAATTATCAAAAGATTCATTAATTATAAATACTTTATTTACAAATGGTATTTTAATATTTTGTGTTTTATTATCTGTATATTCTATATCTAGACTATTAATTTTCATAAATATATTTGTATATAATTTATCTGTTTCAGGATAAATTTGAACATAATTAGCATCATTTAAGATTAATTCTGCTGTATCTATTTTTTCAAGATTTGATTCTATTAATGTAGTAGATTCTGGACCAGAATATTGTAATCTTACTTCTAAATCATAAAAATCTGAAGTTATATGTTCTACCGATAATTGATATTCTGCATCATCAACTAATAGAAAATCTGGATTTGGAGTTAAACTATATTCTTTATATCCTAAACCAACATCTGTTATAGTAGGCTTTGATATTTTAGTTGGGACTCCATCTACATATTTATAAATATCGATAATCTCATCATGAACCTCATTATTATCTTGTAAATACATTGATAATAATAAGAACGGATCCATTTCATTAGTTAAAGGATTTTTAACTTTTAATTTAATATCTGCAATACCTTCATAAGCAGTAGTAGTAGTTTTAAATATTAATTTAACTTTATTATTTTCCTTAAAAATATATGGAGTTGCTATTCGAGAGTAATATGTACATAGTTTTGCCCTAGCTATAAATAATGTACTTGTATCAGCTGTATCTGTTTGTCCATATAAACTATAGTTTATTTTATAATTAAAATCAGGTTTATATGTATTTGTATAAAATGTATTATTCATAATAGCTTTAAGTGTAATTTTATCATTACGAAGAGCTGTATTAATAATTGTTTTTTCATGTCCAGAAAGCGTAGCAATTACCCCTCTAATAAAAGTAGGATATAAATAATCTTCTGTATCTTCTGTATGAATTAATTCATCATTATATAAATTAAATCCAGTAGTTGATGCAGTTACTACATCTGGTAAATTACCTTGTAAATTATTACTTGGTAATTCAATTTCAAAATAAGGATCATTATTTTCTCTTAATTTACATTTTAATATAATTAAACCTTGATAATATATTTCTGGATTATTATTTTTATCAGGTGCAATTATTCTTCCAATAAACCCAATAGCGTCTAAATAATTAATTTTTATAAAATTTATTTGTTTAGTTTTGCTATTCACATTATGAATTATTGGTTTAGTTTCATTTAATTCGATTGCTTCAATAATGTAATCTTCTCTATCAATAGAGAGTTCTACTTGATTTTTCTGAGCGATATAAAGTGGATCAGTTTCTTGTGTATTATGCATTCTATATTTATTTTCAAAAGAGTGTTTATATGAACTAATTAAATCTTCAATATGAAAATAATCTTTATACACATAATCTACGATTGCCAAACCTTCTTGGACCATTATTTGATTTATATTATATGTATAACGACCATAAGTAGATTCAATACCTGCACCAATAAGACCAGTACCATTACAAGTAGGACAAGTAATATATACTGTTTTTGTTATAGTTTGTGAACGTTTTCCAGTACCACCACAATAAGCACAAACCACATTATATGTTCCTGGAATATGATTAACACCACAAGGTTGGGGTTCTAAAGTACCAGAACCTCCACAATTATCACAATCTAACTCTTTAAATCCTTCACAAACTGGGCATAATACAGCTCCTGGAGTATCTTCTGGAACTCCTAATCCTGTTGCATTATCTATCCATCCATCACCACCACATTGACCACAGGTTATTCTTCCATCGCCACCGCAATTCCAACAAATTGGACTAGTAAAACCAGTTCCATTACAAACACCACAAGGACGTGCTCCATCACCACCACACATATGACAATCTACAGGTTCTGTTTCAGTTTCATTACTTAGAATATGTTTAGTGCCATTACAATTAGAACAAGTAGTTTGTTGTTCCTGTGTTGTATCATATACATCTAAATACATATAAGCTAAAGAACGCCCATGACTATCTGTACTTCCTTCAAGCTCTACTCGGATTCTAGTAGTATATAAATTATCATAAGTTGCATTACCAAGTACAATTAATTTTTCTAAAAATTCTTTACCATAGGTATACCATTTTAATCCTTTTTCTGGGGAATTAATACATAATAATCTACATTTAATTTTTTCACCATTACGAGTAATCCAAATTGTATCTCCATCTATAACATTTATAGTATTACTATTATCTATACTAACAGGAATATTATTTATATCAATGTCATGATCTGTCATTACAGGATTATAAACATTAATAATATTTTTATCATTATCTTTAATCTGTAATTTATTTTCATTTTCTAGAAAAGATAAAGTTAAATCCATAGAATAGTTTGGATTATAAGATAAATTCGTGTTTTCCTTTGCGCTTAATATTGTTGAATTAAAATCCGCACTATTACTATATGGTCTAGAAAACATTTCTATAGATGGAGTAACAAATTTAGAAGTATAACTAGCCTCTAATACTTTATTATAAAAATGATTTTCAGAAATTATATGATTAAATTTTATATAATGTTGGGTATTAACTGCTTGATTAAATTTAACAGGATAGAAATGCTCACTATTTTGTGCTATAAGTTGGTCAACAAAAGTAGAATATGGTTTTCTAGGTATTGCTGAATCACCTGTAGGAGTTATATCAAAGTTATTTATAACTTTTGCAAATCCTTCAAGCATTTCACTAGAAGTATATAACATACCCCTGTTAAATATTCTATTTAAATAAAGTTGTTTCCCAGATTTGGCAACTATGTTTTTCTTTGACATAACTACCCTCCTTAATTTTTTTCATAAATTGTTAATGATTGTGTATTGATGTTCTTCTACCTTTTAATTACTTGGTGTTTGACCACACGTGCAACCTTCACCATCTTCAAGTTGTTTTACACGCTTTAATATATTTAACGCTTGTATTTTCATATTTGCAACTGCAATTTCTGTATCACAGTTCATAGGTTTTCCTATTACTTTGTTTGCTCTCTCTGTTTCCATATTTGTTATTGCTTGATTTAATTCATTGCTTGATGCCATTATTTTTTCTCCTTTTTTAAGTTTTTTAAAAATTCTTCTTTAATATATTTTATATTAGGTGCTTTTTTATCAAAGAGCACATATCGTTGTATCACCAATGCTAGAGCAATAATTAATGCCCACATTGGTGCAGGAGTAGCCCAGAAAGCCGTAACTGCTGAACCTACTCCTACTAACCACCAATTATTTGTCAACGTGCCAATGCCTATAAAAACTAATGCCCATCCTTCGAAGATTGTAAAAGGTATTACTAGTGCAATAATACCTTTTGCTGAAGTGAAAAACCTTTTAATCAGCGACCATATCGTTTTTAAGCCTGCGATAAAATAATTAATAAGCTTCATAAACATCATCATATACATCTAATTCTCCTGAGCCATTACATACATCGCATTTACCATACTCTGGGATAAAGCCTGATCCCGAGCAACGCATACATTGTGCAAAACCACTCCAGTTACAAACATCACAACCTTCCCCACCACAGGATCCACATGGACCCAGGTCTTCTCGATAACCTAAGCCATAACAATCAGGACAAGAAACATCGTTGTAAGCATAACCTGAACCACTGCACTTATAACACGTTTCTTGGTCTACTACTGCATATTGATACCAATATGCATATACATTGATATTACTGTTCACAACTGTTGATGCTGTAAATTGAGTATTACTAACTCCGTAAACCCATTTAACAAATGTCCAATTACTTCTACTAGGGTTGCTTGGTAGAGTTGTAGTCCCACCTGCTGCAACAGTTTTTGTAGAAACAATTGATCCGTTTGCAATAAATGTTACTGTTACAGTACTTGGTTCTTCTGTAAACAGAATGGCTCTCCTATGCAATAACATTAGTATTCTCCCCAAGTTCCTAAATAGTTAGTACCAACTTTTATAATAGAAAACTCATAGATTTTGTTTGCTGCAAATGTTGGTAGAGCAGTTTGCCATTTAATAGTATCTGTAAAAGATATACTATAACCAGTAGTAGAATTTATCATAACAATATGCCATTGTGATAAATAACCAGTAGTATTACTTGTAAGAGATACAGATAAATTTGTTGTTGTTTGTTTATAATAACTTTTACCAGATGAAAGATTTGCTGGGATATCATTTACTTGAACTATTTCTTCTGCTACACGTATTGGGGCATTTGATACATTTCCAAAAAATAAATGTTCATTGGTAAATCCAAGTTCACCATGACTCAAAGTTGTTCCTGGTGTAGCCGAAGTGGTTCTTTTATTTTTTATTAAACCTGTTGCATTAGCCATAGGTTACACCTCCTTATGACCAAGCACCTGCATCAATAGTAGTTAATTCTAGGACAGTAGTCCATGCTGGAGCTCCTGAACCTGCAGAAGTTAATATTTGACCAGATGTACCAGCTGCTGTAGGTGCATAAAATGATGGAGAATAATTACTTGAACCATTCAATGTTACAGCTGGGATTTGTCTTGGTAATGCTACATATGCTTTTCCTGAACTTAATTCTACAGCTCTATTTAATTCTGTAGGAGTATATCCTATTTTTAATAAACCATATACTGAAGGGGTAGCTTCATTATAAGTAGTATTATTATCAGTACCCCACACAACAGTACCATCAGATGAATATTTTAATACTTGACCTGTTGCTCCACCAGAAGGAATATGTTTATATCCAGCAGTGTCTTTATGGGCAAGTGTAATAGTACCACTAGCATAAGTAAATATTAAACTTCCACTTGTAGAAAAATTAATAGTTGTTGTCGCATCATTAAGTACGCCAGAACCATTAACAGCAATAGGTCTCCATGTATTTGTATCTGTTGCTGGAATACCTAATCCAGTAATATCTGCTTTTACTACAGTTGTTGCAGCAGTAATATGTCCATTAGTATCTACAGTAATTTTATATAATCCAGAAGATAAGGCACCTGAGCCACTTGTTGGATGTTCATAATAATTTAAAGGTAAAAAGTAATTTGTTAATGTATATGCTGTATTTTGTACATCTGTTACATCAGCTTTTACTAGATACACATTATTTCCAACAGTTAAAAAGTCACCTTTTTTATAAGCTGTTCCAGTAGCATAAACTCCTCTATAAGTTTCAATAGCTCCTGTTCTACCATTAACCATAGTAACAGCATCTGTATTATCAATTTTATCCCAACTAGTTCCATTATAAACAGACCAGTCACCAATACCATAATCATTATCTACAGTACCAGCAGGATTTTTTGTACCAGCAACAGAACATATATAGAAATCTCCCTTTACAGGACTTGTCGCAATACCAGTTGCTGTTGCATCCCAAGCACTTATATAATTTAATTTACCAAATATAGAGTCTGGTAAAGCACTCATTTTTATTTTTGTTCCATCATATATTGCTGTTTTAAAAGCATCAACATACTTTTTAGTAACAGCATCATATTCATTAGTAGGAGTTAAAGTTACTCCACCACTATCTAAAAATTGTGGTAAAATATTAAATTTATTGTTACTTGAAAATATATTTTCTGTATTCCAAGCAGCAAGAACTTTAACTGGATTATCAGCAGTATCAACTGCTCCACGATTACCATAAACAAAATAATCACCAATGACACCTAGTTCACCTGGTTTTAAAGTGTTTAAAAGCATAGTAGCAACAGATTCTGATACTTTTCTTTTTACTCTAATTTGTGTTATACTCATATTATTTTTCCTTTCTAATAAGTTGAATATACAATTTGATACTCAGAAGATTCTGGAACCCATGTATCATTTATAAAACCTGTTTTATCACATGTATAACAAGGTTCAAATCCCATATAATTACAAGTATCACAACCATCTCCACCACATATATGACAAATTTGTCCATCATAATAACCTAATCCATCACAGGTTGAGCATGGTATCACAGTCCAATAGCCCCCAATAATAACAGTTTCAGCTTTAGACCACACAGCAGTAATAGTTCTACTAGAAGTAATATTTGTATAAGAACCTTCCCATCCTTCAAATGTCCATTCTACTCTGGTTGGATTAACAGGAACAATAGCATCTTCACTATCTTCAATAGTTTGTGTACTAATAGCTATACCATTAGCAACAAAAGTTACTGTATGGGAAATTAATGCTGGGGCTTGTTCAATTTTTTTTAATATAGTATCTAATTTTATAATTGAAAAAGGCAATTTAATCAACTCCTTACCATTGGTCTCCATCAATAATACCTATAACATATCCAGATATTCTGATATTACCATCATCAATTTTTGTTATATCCATAATCTCATCATCACTAAATAATCTTATTAAACCTTCATTATCACCATGAAGTGCAATTTCACGAATAGCAATAAGCTCTTCTCGTACAGTTGTTAAATTGTGTTTTATTTCAGAAGAATCTAAATCTCCCAAAGCTCCATACTGTTCATTTAATTCATTATATTTATCTCTTAATTCTAAAATACGTGCAAGAAGAATGTTTTCATCTCTTACAGTTTCTGTAGGAACTCCAGGTTCTATATTTTGGTTATTCTGTTCAGGACTAAATATTGGTGTACCAGTATTTCGTTTTATTTCAAAGAATGGTCCCAAACTTCCATATTTATTAGTATTTCGATTATTCATATAAATCACCTATTCTTCTTCTACTATAGGATCTGGGATTACAAACATGGAATAATCTAAACGTAACCAATTTTCTAATTCTAATTCAGCTTTATTTTTATATACTATATATTGGGTTTCCGTTTCATCTTCCTCTTCTAAATATAATGCTGATGCCTGATAAATAACACACTGTCTTATATAATGATCAGGTATCTCATTATAATTAAATTTTTCAGAAGATATTCTATCACCAAATGTACCAGTCCAAACAGTATTTTCAGGATTATATTCTAACCACTGTCCTAAAGTTCTTTCTTTAAAAATTTTATCAACCACATTATAATATATATCTCCAGTATTAAACTCTGTTGGATCTGCTGAAAACTGTCCCAAATAATTTGTTAAAAACATAGTATTATAATAAAGTTCATAATCTTCGTATAACTGTTTAGGTGTTCTATATGTTGTTCTTAATTTTCCATTAATAATATCAATAGAAGAATCAATGTAAAATTCCAAACGGTCATATGGTAATTGAAAAGATGAGCTGTTACTAATCAGTTTATTTATTTGATTCACAATTGTTTTTAGTAACATATTTCCTCCTTAAATATAAGAGTGACTAAAGCGACTTGTGTCACCTTAGCCACCGATTTTGACATATTAAACCGATCTATCTTCTCTAATATCAGGTTTGCCACTTCGCATAGATTCGATTTTATAATCTAATCTACGTAAACGAGCTTCGATAATAGTGATAAAACGATTATGAATTAATCTAGCGACACCATCTGCAGGTACTTTAATTGTGTTTCCATTAATGGCAACTATAAAACTTGGTTGATATTCTCTATAAATAGTTGGTATAGCATACATAGAACAATTTATTCCACGTGCCAAATCATTAATAAGACGTTTATTAAACTCTATTTGTTTTTGTGCTTTTGCTTGTAATTGTCTATTCATTTCAATTACAACAGAGGATGCACTATTAGATTGCTTTTGAGCAGAGGTTGCATCAACTATTGCTTTTGCCAGGTCTGATAAATTAACAGTAGGTTCTTGTTTTGCAGTAATAGGTGTGTTCGGGATACTTCTTGGTTGTTTTTCCATAATTTTATTTTCCTCCTAATTTATGGTAATCAGGAATCACAGAAGGGTATACTATCTGATTGCAAATTTAATTGCATTCTCTACAGCAGTGTTATTTGCAGTTACAGCATATTGTGCATCATTGAAATGATTTGCATAATCCGAAACTACAGCCATGTAGGTTAACAATGCTTTTGAAGGAACGAATACAAATTGAACTAATGCCTCAGGTCTTACACATGTGAAACCTAATGTGTCGATTTTGAAACCGACTGATTGTCTTTGATCGATTGGGTCAAGTACGCCAGCAGAGCCTTTTGGCTTAGCATAGAACTTAGCACCAGAACGTCCAGAAATTCCAGTTTTAATCATATATTCATCACCAAACATAAATGAACGGTGAACAGGTAATTGATACCATGAAAGAGCCTTTAATTCTGCAATCTCATCATTAGTATATACTGATGTAGAAGCAGTAGAACCTCTTAATAAAGTAGGTTCTGTTCCAGCTGCTTTCATAGCAGGAGTTCTAAACCATATACCTTTAATAAAAGCTGTACCAGCTGTTCCACTACCAGTATAAGAGCCAGTACCAGAATTAATGTGAGTAAGAATACCCGTAGGGGTAGTTCCACTTGTAAAGATATCCCATGTAACATTTTGAGGGATATATGAACCGTCTTTTAATCTCTTATCCGCTACAATTCTGCATTCAGGAGTAGCTGGATCAAGATAATTTAAATATAACTCAGTACCTTCAGGTAATACAGCTCGGGTAGATGCATTATCCTTTAGATAAGTTGTTGCTTGAGATAATACAGATACTAAACGAATAGCAAATGCAGTACCATCTTTATATTCTCCTGGATTAGCTATCTCATCATAACCATAAGCATAATCATCTAACATAGTCTCTTCGAAACGTAAATTAAATAATTCTACAGGTTTTCCAGTTTTATAAGGTTCAGCAGTTTGTGTTAATGTCATATACTCTTTTACAAGTGGATCAGATACTAAATCAAATGTATGTTCTGGTGAACATATAATGACATAAGCACCATTTAAAGGTTTAACTAAAGTTCTTTGAAACTTTAATGCTTGTAAACGATAATCTTCAATACCTATTGTATCTCCTAAACATAATTCATCAACACCAGCTTTTGCTTCAGCATATACTGGGTTTGAGAAGAATATCATTTCTTCACGACATAATCTTTCTCCTGTTTTAACAGCAACTTCTCCATATTGCATAGAGTAGTGAGCAATTACATCATCAATAATATTAAATTCAACTCGGTCAGAAAACTCCATATAACGACCATATTGTCCGAATGTTCCTGAGAACGATTCAGAAGCCATCATATCAGATTTTGGTGGAACACCCTCAGCTAGTGGAACAGTGTGTTCTGTAATTCCACCCCATCTACGAAGTAACAACTTAGCGTTTCCTGCTGGAACTTCTTTAGTCTTACAATACTTTAAATATACATTGTTTTCAGAACCTAATTTAATAGTGTCTAAAAGCATTTTATCATAGAAATATTCTATAATACGTCCACGTTTAACAACGTCTGTTTCATTTGCTAATAAACCGTTAGCAACTGCGGTAATACTATTAATATCCTGAATATCTGCTAATGCTTTTAAATTGGTATTAGCACTTAATTCAGCATACATGTTTGTAGCTGGCATAATAATTCTCCTTTTTTAGATTTTATTTTTTTATTAAACTTTGAAATACCTTATCCATAAAATCTTTTGGCTGTGTATCAGTACCACCAGTCTTAGTAGGAAGAACGCCTATTTGATTACCATACATACCCTGTCTTTGTAATTCTGCTAATATCTCATTTTTCATAGTTTGTTTTAAATCTTCTTGAATTTTTGGATAATTAACAGCTCGGTAAACAGCAACTAAATCAATACCTGGAGTGACTATATTAATACCCAATTTTTTTGCATCTTCTGCAAATAACAATAGGTCTTCTTGGGTTAACTTTGGATATTCTTTCATTAGACTTTGTTGTCTAATATCAAAATCTTTTCTAAGGTTATCCATCTGAAGTTGTTTAATATATTCTTCATGCTGGCGTAATTGTTGTTGTACTTCAACAGGAATATTTTTTTGTGTAGCAATAGCCTTATCTTCTTCATCTTTTAAAGCTTTTTCTAAATCTTCAACTTTCATATTACGTTGTTTAGCAATAGATTGAACAATTTTTTCCATTCTTTCTTTTTCAGATTTGGTTTGTTCATATTGACTACGTAATTGTTTCATCGGATTTTGATCATCTGGTTTTGGTAAAGCATCAGGATTTTTCGGATTAGGATTAGTAGAAGGAACAAGTTCCTCTTGAGGTGGGGTCAAAACAGTTTCAGGGTTACCTTCAACTGTTGGATTTGGATTAGTAACGGGATCGAAATTCATTTGTCTGCCTCCTTAACAATAATATAATTGGCGAGATTATATCACGTATCTCAACTAATAATGTAGTTGGCACATTAGCCTTGTTGGGCTGCCTGTGGAGAACCACTGGCTGTATTACCTAAGCCTGGCATGTTTCGTTTCAATTGACGTTCATTAGCTAACTGTGCAACAGCTTGCTCTGGACGCATACCTTGATCTACCATACCTGCAAAGCTTACTAGGTCAGATTCAACTTCTTCAATATCATTTCTACGTCTGTCATCTTGAATACGTTTTAAAATATGATACTTCATTGGAATATCCTTATAAGATACCCATTCTTCTAAAGTAATAATAGGTGGTTGTGGATTATACTGCATTTGCTTCTCCATTAATACATCTGCTAAATCAGATAATCTTATTAAGTTAGTAGGTAAATTAGGTGTAGCATGACAAGTAAAATCAAAACTTAACTGACTATTACTCATTTCTTCAAAGTCAATACTAATTACATCGTCCATTTCATTAGTTTTTTCATACCTAGGAAATTCTCGTTGTTTACCATATTCAAGATAAAATGACATAATTAGTTTTGAAAGGTCTGTTATAAATTTCTGAAGATTAACAATACGAGAATTATCAGTCATTGTAACACGTTGATTCATAATATCCATACCACCAGTAGTTTGAACACTACCTGTATCTCTACCTGTATATCTATCATCTACTCCAGAAATTCTCTTTATACCTAATTCCAAACGTTCTTTTAACAAATGTCTATCAGCAGGTAAAACTGGTAAGTCTACATATTGAACTACATCTTTCGGACTACCATCAACTACCCATAAACGTTTAGGATTATTACCTTGTTCTGCAAAAAGCTTTTCATTTAAACCACTACGTCTAGAAATAACACGTGGTCTATCTAATGAACCAGCTATTAATGTTGACTCTACAGCATCTAATATATTTATAGAGATAGCATTATATAAAACTAAACGGGTAGTTGGTGTTCCATATGGGTCATCAACTGGAGCATTTGCATAAAGTATTCGAATAGGAAATTCATTAGGTAATAAACCTTTATTAATACTTAAAATAAAACCATCATCTATCATACAAATCTTATCTATACGATATTTATTAGTACCTGTTTCTAAAAATTTATAGTAACAAGTAGTGAACTTCACAATTTCACCTCTACCATCAGATGATGGAGCATTAACATATTTTGGAACAATTTCTGTTCCACCAGAATTTCCTTTTTTAAGAGCTCTGTATTCTGCAACCCTTGCAGAGAAACGGGCTTCATTTTCAAGTTCAATTAAAGAAATTTCTTCTGCAATAAATATTGCTCTACCTTTTTGATAATCACAAAAAGATGGATCTAAATATAATGATAGATTATCAATTTTCTTTATTTCTAAATCACCCATTTGTTTATTATCAATTCCATCTATAATCTCTTGTTTCCAACCTAACTCTACTGCACCAAAGTTCAATAAAGCTGCTTTTTCACCAATAAGACTTTGTATATATGGAATTTCAAGTTTCTCAAATGTATAATCCATAAATTCATTAATTGAATTAGCTTTATCTTTAAATTCTTTTTTACGTGGAAATATATAAGCCCGATAACTTCCTACATACAAACTATTTACATAATTTGTTTTAATAAAGTTAATCCAGTTTGTGTCAGGTTTAACACACCATTCTTCTAGAGAACCTTTACCAATAGTTTCCCAGAATAGACCACGATCATAAGCATCTAATATTCTCCACATATTTTCGTATGGTCGTCTTTTACTAGCAAAATGATTAAATAAATCTACAACTTTAGATATCTTATAACCTAATGATTCTTCAAATGCATTATTTTTATACATATCATTCATTTGCTTTCAGACCCCCATTCTGTTCATCAATAACAGCTTCACCTTTTTCAAAGGCAACAATTGCTTCAAACGGGTTACTCATTCTCTTTTTAAATATTTCTTCCTTTGTTAATTCTTTTTCAGGAATAGGTTCAAATTTTGGTTCTTGTTCTTTTTCAATAGTACATTTTGAATTTGATATTTGATTTTTCAAATTTTTATTTTCTTCTATTAGCTTAGTAGCAAAATAACAAGCAACAATACCAATAATTAATCCAAGAATAAAACAAATTAATTCTGTTAACATTAGTAATTTTCACGCTCCCATCCTCCATACATCGAACCAAATCTACTATCTTGAGAAGAACTTTTATTAGTGTCTTCATAGAGAGTGTATGGATTAATATCATTATTTTGTATTTTCTTTAATACTTTTAGTTCTATTCCTCTAGCATCATAGGACTTATGCTCTAAATTTTTTAAATTTTCTGGAATAGCCATTATCATAAACTCCATAGCATTAACCCCATGGTTGTTTTTATCCATAGGTTTATCACCTTGACTTTTACCATCTGCTGTTCTTGGTGGAAATTTATAATTAGTTCCTTCTTTATATAAATTTATACAAGATTTAAAAATTTTAAGTTTACCAGAATCTATAAAGGTATTCGTTTTTAGCATACGTGCTTCTAAATCCATCATAGCTGCTTGTAAGAAAATCTTTCTTTCTGCGAATAAGTCACCAATTGTTTTTAAATTGAAGTCATTTCGCTTGTTTATAGACCTTCCATCCATAATTGGTGGTGTCCATAACTTCCCTAGAGGAATGTTAATTGGAAATTTCTGCCAGTATATGTCCGATTGTGTTTCATAATTGTTATCTGTAACAAAAGTTTCATCAAATATGTACAAAATACCAGAAACTGGGTCAATCGCCCCATATAACCAAGCACTTGGGTCATTAATTCCATAATCTGTGGATATTACTCTATGCCAAGACGATGGAATAGGGAAGTCATCTACGAAACAACTATAAATATTCGCATAAACCATACCTTCAGCGTAATCAAATGAACCCTGTAGGTAACGTCTTATCCACCATAATGGTTTATTCTTTGAGTTAGACTCAATGAAATCACTAGGTAAGTAAGCATTTAGCTTAGTTGGATGAATATGTGATGAATAAAATCTATCAGGTTCTAATACATTGTAATATTGATTTGTATCATAAGTTTTAATAACAGAACTATGAAACAAATAATCGTCTCTAATCCAACCATTACTAGGGTTAGACTCAATAAAAATACGTTTCCAATCAACTTTTGTTTTAAATGTATCTGTTGACGGGTCATATATAACATTACCTTCGGAATCAAGTTCTAAAACTGCTCCTGCTAATGAACGTAAACGTGCTTTTAATTGGATAAATATTTCATGGTCAATAGCAGATGCTTCGACAATGTGTATTCTACTAGAATTTAGGGAACGTAATAGTTCCTCATCATAAAATGATTTAATTAATAGAGTGTGTCCATTAATTAATATATAGGTTTTTTTAGATTTGTTTTCATATAAAACAAAATCTTTTGGAAGGTCTTGTCTCAATTCCTTCTCATAGGTTTGCTCTACCTGAGCTAAAATTGCTGAACCAACTACTGTTTGCCCATTTGGTGTTGAAAGCATATGCTTTTGATCATCTTGTATTGTACAACTGGTTTTACCACTACCATACCCTCCGAAAACTCCAACACACTTGTGGTTATCTGTATGAACCTCAGCTTGATGTTCCTGAGGAATATAAGTATTAACAAATGTATTACAATTTTCTTTACTGCATCGCATCCAGAAAGTGGATTCTCCACCTTCTAGATTAATAGCAGGGACCATTGAGGAATTACAACTAGGACACAGGAGCTTGTTTTTGTTGATTAGCTTTAAGCTCATTAAGTTTTTTAATTTCTTTCTGAGTTTCTTCCAATAGGGCTTCGGGAGTTTTCTTATAAAGATCTACATGTTCAGGATAAATCTTGTTAGTAATATGAGAGATACCCATTACTAGCTTATCATAAATATTTGCCCTGAGTTCTTTATCTATTTTAGGATCTTTATCTGGGTTCAATCTTGGTGATACTTGTCTGTAAGTTACATCTGCTGCCAATTCCACAGCAGTTAGAGCTAAATTTAGTAATTCTTCATTAGTAATACTAGCTTTACCTAGCTCTAGGGATACTTCGTTACCGTTTCTAATACGAATTGTGAAACCTTTCATACTCATGAAATCACCTCTTCATCTTATTATAGTTCATAAAAATATGGATGTCAAGTATTTTATGAAAAGACTTTCATTAAAAGGGGTAATGGTATCAAAAAAGAAGTGGTGGTGAATTAATTAACGTAGTTAATTAGAGGTGCGGAGGTTAAATATTCCGCAATTCAAGACCCGACCCAGGGGTAGACGTATGCGTAGTACACTGTATTGATGGGATACTAATTGCTGCTTATACTATATAAGTAGGATAACTAGAACAATCTATTAACGAGATACACCAAGTGGTGTTCAGTAAGGATTACTGTCTTAATCACAAATTAAATTTGGAAAGGAATTTAATTGATGAACATTTACATTAGTAACATCAATGTAGTTCTGTCAAAATTTAACAAAAAAGAGATAGAACTTACAAATTCAGACTTCGATAAGATTTATAGTCTTATTGAAGATATGTTAGAAGGTGAATATCACCTTAGAACTTTGGTTAGTGCTATAATTAATTTAGCAAA